GCTGAAAGAAGTCGGGATCGCCGATCAGATCATCCATGTCCAACATCAGCGCTTGCCCTTCTTCGTGCCGGCCGGGCGAACGACGGAGTCGATGTTGCGGCGGTATTGCCCTTTATCGAGCAACGGCGTTGTGCCTTCGCGGCCCCGGCGTTGGCGTTCCTTGATGGTGCGCTCAGCCAGCGGTGGATCGATGCCATCGGTGATCAAGTTTTTGACAGACGATGCGACCGTGTGACCGACCTTTTTGTGGGCGTCACGGATCAGAGAGACGTTGCCATCCAGCACCTTCGGAGCAACTTCTCGGTATATCTTTTCCACTTCAGGCAGTGCCTTCTGCGTGCCCGGCACCAGATGGGGGCGGGCCGGGATGTTGGCCTCGGGCGATCCGAATTCTTGGAGATAGCCGATCTCGGCGTTGTTCAGCGCTGGGCGGGGTTCATCCGGCTCGGGATCGCGAAAGGCCTTTTCCGAAGGGATGCCCACCAGCACGCGGTCTTTGACAAGCGCCTTGAGTGCAGCTTTGACGGCGGCGGTCCGGTCCTTTGTGACGGTCGTTCCATTGCTCACAGTTGCCGCCCGCCCGATCCGACCATCAGCGCCAGTTGCCAGAACTGCACGCCATAGGTGGTGGAATTCCAGTCGCCGGAACCTTCCAGCGTCACCGCCGAGACGTCCTGGCTCTTGGACAGCTTGTCGATCGACTTGGCCGTGGTCGGGCCGTCAATGGCGCCGACGGCACCGCCCTTGGCTGCGGCGATGGCATTCTTGCGCTGCACCGCCATGTTGTGGGCGATGAACAGCATGGAACCGTGGTCGAGCAGCTCGCACCACCGATCGGCGCGCAGGCGCAGTGCGGCAATGCCCTGCCAGAACGTGAAGCTGGCCTCGGGGTATTGGGTCTGGTCCGAAAACTCGGGGAAGGCGGCAATGAAATCCGAATAGGCGAATGCCATGCAGCCCTCCCCAGGCAAAAGAAAAGGCGCCAGAAAGCGCCTCGTTCAACCAGCGATCAGGACGGGATCAGTCGACGCCGTCGCGATAGCCCAGCGTCTCGGGATAGACGGTCTCCACGCGGCCCAGGCGGCCATAGTAGGGCACGTCGATCCAGATGCCGCGATATTGCGGCTGCATTGACTGGAGCGGCACCATTGCAAAGCGCACATAGGGTTCATAGCGGCTGTAGGCCACCATGCGGCCATAGGTCGCCGCCGCACCGCCCGGCCCGTTGAGATTGGCCTTGTCGAGCCACTTCACCGGGTAGATTTCCAGGTCGATGTTCTTCTGGGCCGTGAAGACGTTGTTCTGCTTCACGTATTCCAGAATGCTGATGTTGCCGGCTTCCGAGACCTTGGTGGTCGCGATGTAGCCGAACGCGCTGGGCGAGAGCAGCACGTTCTTCGGCGGGGCCTTGTAACCCGACGCCGCCCAGACCGAGGTCAGCAGTTCGTTGAAGTCGGCGGTGATTTCGTCCGGCGACTTCGTGATGAACGGCAGGCCCGATGCGGCGCCGGCGGCAACGTTGCCGGTGTTGGTCACGAGCGAAGCATTGATCAGGCCGGTGGCGCTGATGGAGGGATCACCGATATAGACCATCTGGTCGGTGTCCATCTGGTGCTTGAGGTTGAGCCCGGCCAGCATCTGGGAATCGATCGGGCGGCCAAGCTGCTGGGCGCTCAGCAGTTCGGTGATCGTGTAGCTGACCGTCTCGGTCCAGAGCGTCAGCGGGTTCACGATCTTGGCGATATCGACGTTGATCCGCGAGATCGTGGTCGTTTCGCGCCCGGCCCAACTGATGCCGCTGGACGAGGGGCCGCCGGTCGAGGCGAAGGTGGACGTGGTGTAGGACGAGTTTTCGTCGCCCATGGTCACGTCGGTGCGCAGGTCGATGTCGCGGCTCCAGGTCGTATCGACCAGGGGCTCGTGGATCATCGGATCCAGGCGTTCGAGTTCGCCCACCAGGAACGCGCCGGCGCTGTCGATGGTGGCCTGGTCGAAGGTCTGGAACGCATCGCGCAGGTAGCGCGTAGCCTTGCGGTTGTCGCCCCATGCCAGCGCGGTGGCAATGGCGGGTGCGGCCGCCGACGCGGCGAGCGCGATCGACGGCACGATGATGGCGGGACCGCTCTCCCGCATACGGAGGGTATTCATGTCTGTGGTCTCCCAAGGAGAACGGCCCGGCCAATCACGACCGCAGGCCAGAGGGTTGATCAGTACGGAATGCCGATCGAGAGCTCGACATTGCCCGCCGCGTCAGCCGGGCCGGTGAAGGCGAGCAGGCTGGGCGCGACCAGACCGGTCGACGTGGTGTTGTCCTCGACGCCGCCGATAGCGAGGCCGCCGTTGACGGTGGTGCGGACATAGGCCTGCGCGCCCTTGGCGGCGGTGCCGTTGGCAAGGGTCGCCCCGAGGAAGCCGACCTTCATGACATCAATGATGCCGGATGCCGGGGGCGTGCCGCCGCCGTAACCCGAGGTGGCGCCAGTGGCGTCCTGGGTGGGATAGGGCCGCACGGTGAAGCCATAGATCACGCCCGCGGCATCACCGCTGGCGAGCGTGCGGACCTTGCCATTGACCAGCTTGACGGGCTGGCCATAGGCGGTGGGCGGATTGGCGCTGTCGATGACCTCCTGCGAGATCACCTGGCCAGGGAAAGAACGGCTGACGGCGCCGGGAATGGCAACGTTCATCCGCGTGGTAATCGCCGTCATGTCGGCTTCCTTTCGCTTGGGTGGGTTGGTGGGGTAATCAGCGCTTGGCCTGGCGGCGAGCGGCGATCTGTTCCTGCAGCTTGGCGGCCGTCATCGGGCCCTGCGGGATGGCGGTGACGGCGCGCGGGCGCGTGTTGTGCACCTTGGCCACGGCGGCGGCGGCATCGAACAGCACACGCAGATGCGCCGGCTTCGACTTCGCCAGGTCCACACCGGCCAGGATCGGCTCAACGGCGGCGCGGCGGGCGCTGTCGTTGAACGCGCGGGCGAGGACGTCGCGGCGCATGTCGGTCAAGGCGCGGCGCTTGGGTGCGGCATCCATGGTGCCGGGCTTGAAGCCGGGGAAGATGATTTCGGCCTTGGCCTGGGCGTCCATGACTTCGGAGCGCTCGGCCTCGGTTTCTTCCTCGGCATCCTCGTCGGTGGTTTCGACGACGCAGGCGGCGGGCTCGGCCTTGGCGGCGGCCATCTCGTCGAGGCGCGCCATGATGCCGCCGACGCTGTCTTCCAGCGCCTTGAAGCGGGCTTCGTTGGGATCGGCTTCGTCGGTGGTCACGGCAGCCGGCGCCGGTTCTTCGCGGGTGCCGTTGTGGATGTGGACGTGAACACCGCCCTCATCGCCATCGGGTTCGCCGGTGCCGAGAACCTCGGAAGCGTCGGCGAGCGCGCTTTCCAGGGCCGTTTCGTCATTGTCCCGGAAGGCCGCGCGGACGCGGTCCATCAGGGACATCTTGCGCTTCGCCATGTCAGTCTCCTTGTCAGTGATGGCGCAGGTGGAGCCAGCGCGACCGCGGTCGACGATGGCGGTATGGTTGCCGATAATGCGCGCCTGGCGCCCGAGGCCGGGCTTCACCTCTTCGACCTCGGCATCGTAGCCGAGGCTGATTTCGCGCTTCTTCTTCGCCAGGATCTTGGCGATCATCGGGGCATCGGTGATCAGCAGGTCAGCGACGAGGTATTCGGAATCGACGCCTTCGCCGCGACGCGGGTTCAGCGTGACGCCGACCTGGTATTTCTTGGCATCGTCCTTGCCGACCAGGGCGGGAGGATGGTCATCGGTGACCGGCTTGCCGTTGAAGCTGGCCAGTGCCTCGGGATCGAACAGCACGTCGGCGTCGCGGGTGACGACGATCATCTGGCCATTCGGCGCCGGGCGAACCTCGGGCACTTCGGACGGCAGGTACAGCATGGCCCCGGTCCGCGCGATGCGGACGCCGCTGCACAGCAGATAGCCTTCGGGCGTCAGTGCCTGGGTACGGCCAAGCTGTTCGGGCGCATAGGTCGCCTGCGGGCTGCGGTCGATGACCATAGCCCTGTCACGATGCACCGTCATGGTCAGGCGCTGGCAACGCCGAGCTGGGCCGACTTGATGACGGTCGCGCTGAGGCAGTAGAACGTGCAGCGCTTGGCGTTGGCGAGCGCCACCGATGCGCCGGCCGAGCCGCCATCGATCGCCACGGTTCCGGCAGCAGGGAAAACGCTGATCGGGTTCGCGCCGTCGTTGAACACCGTCACCGACTGGCCCGGCTGCATCGCGGGGAGCGCAACGGCGTTCCCGGAAGCCGCCGACGTCGACACCACGTTGATCTTCGCGGTCAGCTTCGTTGCGCCGGCAAGGGTTTGCGTCGCGCTGGCAGTGATGCCGGTCGCGATCAACGAGGTCGCGCCAGACACCGTCGAATGGGTCAGGCCCTGCGAGACATCCGAACCGCTCAGCAGCAGCTTGGCGACATCGAGCGTGGCGATGAACTTTTTGCCCTTACGGACATAGGCGGGAAGCGGCATTGTGATATGTTCCTTCTCTATGAGGCATGCACCGGAAGACATCGTCGATCAGTTGCGAGCGATTGCCGAACTGGACGGTGTCGAGCTTCCCGACCTGGCGGCCGAGGATCTCGTCGAGTTCGATGCCGCCGATTACATCGAATATCTCTGGGGCTATCTGACCCGCATCCGAGATGGGGACGGCGACCCGGTCGAACTGGCGCGCGAGGCGCTGGATCACTCGAAATGGATTCTGGCCCGTTAGGCCGCCTTGGCGCCCTTGCCGGCGAACACGCGCGGCTTCGGTTCGCCACCACCGTTTTCGAGCAAGCGAATATCGTCCTCGATCTTTTCGGCTTCGGCGTTGTCAGCATCGGCCAGCGCCTGCTTTTCTTCGGCATGGGCCAGCAGCTTTTCCGATTCCGCAATGTGGGCCTGCGCACTGGCGCGCTTGGCCTGAGCCGCTTCGGCCAGGATTTTGATCGACGACATGAACGGTCCTTTCTGTGGCGCTCAGATGGCGCCGACGTGCTTGAGGGTCGCGGCGACACCGGGGTGCAGCGGCGATGGTGCGTCTTTCGGGTGAGCCCAGACGGCCTGGGTATGCTCAGGGTTCAGCACCGGCTCGAAAGGCTGGCGCAGGTCTGCGCGATAGGTCGCAAAGCCTGATCGGCTGTCGATCAGTCGCAGCGGCCAATTCGCATTGCACCCGGCTTCTTCCATCGCCTCGCGCCGGGCAGCCGTTGCTGGCGATTCCCCATCCTCAATCTTCCCGCCGGGCCAGCACCATGTTTCCGGGTGGCTTGCGGTGTCGGCGCTGCGGCGCAGGAACAGCATGCGGCCATCGGGGGCGACGCACATGACGCCGGCGGCCCGTACGATATCCGCGCCGCTGTCGCGCAGTTGGACGTGGATGTGCCGAATTACTTTAGCCATACGACGCTCGAACAATGACCGGATCGCCAGCAGATTTTGGTGCGGTGATACCGGTTATTTTCAACTTTGCGTCACGCGGTAGCAAAACCTCTTTCTCCGCCGGATTTCTTGAAATTGTAGACATATCAAGGCCTTTGGCGCTTGGGCCGGTTTCAATCCGCAGCATCACACCACCGATGGCCCGCATTCCAGCAATTGACCGATTGGTTGACGTAGACGCGTAAGCCGGATCGGAAATTTCGGCGCCGACATTGACGTGGCTGCCAAACAACTTCTTCGCAGCCTCTCGCGTCATGCCGCGATAGAGAATCTTCCCTTGCGGAATGGTCGATTTCTCTATTGCCGCATCAATGTGCTGAATTGATGGATCGCTTGTATTGCCTTTGCGGAGTTCGTTGTTGATCCGCAGGAATTCGTCGCCTGAATACCGGTCCAATTCCATTTTTTCTCGCGCTGTCAGCTTGGCCGTTTTCTTTCCGCCGGAACCAAACTTTCCGTCTTCTGCGCGCGGGTGATCGCTCTCCACCCATCCGTCATGGATGTGGATGTGCACCGTAGCCATTTCAAAACCTCAGAATACGGGCTCAGGAAAACACCGGCAGTTCCAGATTGCCCCCGGCAGTGCGTGGTGCCCAGGATCGCATTCCGGCGGTTCGTCCCAGCGGAACGTCTTGCCATCCAGGGCCTTGTGGCCTGGCCGCACATCGCTGTCGCGCGACGTCCGCCAGATGAAGTGGGTCGAGCCGATGTCTTCGGCGCGCGCCCGGGTAAATTCTGTCGACGTCCGCGACACCTCGGTTCGCGCGATCAGGTCGGCTCGGCTCTTGCTGACCTGGCCCGACCGCATGATCTCAGCCGAGATTTCCTTGGCCCGCGTGCCCTGTGTGAGACCCTCGAGCGTCAGCTTATGCACGCGCTCGGCGGCATCGCGCGGCAGGCTGGTGATCAGCTGCACCTGGTCGGCCAGGCGCTGCCGTGTCAGGGCGCCGACGTCGGTGCTGTTCAGCTGCGCTTGCATCAGGCGCGACATGTCCGCCGAATGCTCGCGCCAGGCCCGCCGATTGCGGGCATCGATCTCCTCGACCATCCGGCGACCAACCACGCGGGCCCAGGGCTCAATGATCTGGGCGTAGCGTTCCAGCGCGGTACCGATCCGGTCCGCAACCGCCGGATCCTCTGGCACCCAGATCGTGTTGATCAGTTCACCGATATGGCTGGCGATCTTACGCAGCTGGCTGGCGTATTGCCTCTCCACCTTCGCTGTCTGGACCAGGCGCGACGATGCCCGGGCCCGGTCCATCACCGGCAGGCGTGTCAGCGTCGGGATCAAGCTCGGTCGGGCGAGGTGGGGCAAGCTCGGCCTCCTTGATATCTTCGTCGGTGATGTTCGAGAACACCCCGGTCTGGTCTGCGCTCTGCTTGAGTTCGCGCATGGCC